CGGGTGACTGGCACGGGTTCATATCGCACCGGAGCCTCCAACAATCCGAACAGCATTCCGACTATTGGCCGGCGGAAGATTTCGCGGCGATGGTCGGAACAACGCCGGCGCCCATACACGAGAAACCGGAGCCCAAAGTGCTGATACTCAACACGGACCGCGGGTGGATGCTTTACACGCCGGAACTCGGCCACGCGCAGGGAATCGACCAAGAAACCGCGCTATGGCTCACGCAGAACCAAGGCGTGCCGTCCACGGCCCTCTCGTGGGATGACACCGTGGTGTGGTCCGAGAACGCGCAAACCGCGCTCGCGCGCGCGGTCGCCAAGGGCGTCGCGCAAGCACTCGAGGAACAGAACGCCGGCCGATGACCGTCGCCAAGGCCAATCTCGCGATTTACCAAGGTGACGACTTCTACCAAGCGGTCGCGTTCACTCAGGACGGCGCCGTGTTCGACGTCACCGGATGGACGTTCGCCGCCCAAGTGCGCGCCGGCCCGGCCGACACCGCGACCGCGGTGCTCGCGACGCTCGCGTGCACGATTTACGACGGGCCCGGCGGGCTTATCGAAATGCGTATCCCGCACGCGCAAACCGCGTCGCTCACCGCCGGCAAAGCGGTATGGGATTTGCAAGGCACCGACCCCGGCGGACTCATCACCACGTTCCTCGCCGGCGACGTCACCGTGACCGCCGAAATCACCCGGCCGTGAACGGCGCGCTTGTGACGGGCCCCGGCGCGCGCATCGTCACCGGCGCGCTAGTCACGCCGCCGCCACCCGTGAAAGGGGCGCTTGTGCCGTCAGCTCGTGACTCCATCGCGGCGACGATGCGCCGCACCGGACCGGACGGCGGGTTTACCGGCCCGTTACCGCCCAAGAACTACTACCACGAGGCGGTCCTTGCGGATACGCCGGCTCTGTTCTGGACGTTTGACGAATCTTCCGGCAACTACGCCGACGCGTCCGGCAACGGACACGTTGGCACCGCGGCCGCGACCATCGTGCGCGTACCGGGCCGCATTACCGGCGGGCTCGCCGTGAACGGTGACGCACAAACCGCGATGGTCACGACGCCGAACTCCGCCGCGCTGAACACGGCGCCGCTCACGTTCGAGTTCTGGTGGCGTCACGGCGGCGCCGTTGGCCAATACGGCATGACGGTTATCAAGACCAGCGACGGCAATTGGCAAGACGGGTACGGCGCCTACTGGCAAAGCGCCAATTTGCAATTCTTCCACTCGAGCTACGGCATGACGCTCGCACCGCCGGTAGCGCCGCCCGCCAATACGTGGATGCACTACGCCTACAGCGTGGACGCCGCCGGCGTTGGCGTACTCATTGAGAACGGCGCCCAGGTAGGAACGCACACGTACACCGTTGCCGGCGTCGCGGTACCGGGCCCGTTCGGAGTGTTCGACAACGGCGTTGCCGGCGGCGCGCTGAACAACGGTGATGTCGATTGTGTCGCCGTGTACCCGAAAGTTCTGACGCCGGCGCAAGTGCTCGCGCACTACAACGCCGCCAGCATGTAAGGAGCGCCATGACGAACACACAAGGTTGGTGGTTGATCGTAGAAGTGGGCGTGATTGCCGCGGTGGCGTTAGTCACGTTCCTTGCCGGGTTCCGCCGGCCGTGACCCTCTCGGCCAAACAACGCGCCAAGCTCCCGCGCGGTTCCTACGTGTACGGGCCCAAGTCATCGGTAGGTGGCAAGGGTCGCAAGGCGTATCCGATCGACACCAAAGCTCGAGCACGTGCGGCCCTCTCGCGCGCCGCGCAACGCAACACCGGCGGGAGCTACGCCACCGTTGCGCGTGCCGTGCGCGCCAAGTACGGAAACCAAATCAAGACTCGAGGCACCAAGCGCCGGTGACCCTCGAGCCCGCGGCCAAACAGTGCACCGCGTGCGGCAAGGAACACGAGCGCGAGGGCGAGCTGTGCCCGCGGTGCCAGGAACAAACCGCCAGAGAGTACGACGACTACACGCGCCGGCCGTAGGGGGATAGGGGTAGTAGTTGCTCCGGCAACAAAATTGTTGAGGGCAAAAAACGCGGGGGGATAGGGGGCCGGTTTCTTGGGTGGCGTGCCGGTTCCCGCACGACGTGAACCCGCTACCTCCCCGGAACCGTCACACTGAGCCGGATGGCACGCCGGGTCTACGACACGCCGGAGCACCGCCGGCTCCGTAAGGCGCTCGCGCTCAAGCCGCAACCTTGCGAGTGGTGCGGCGAGCCCGCCTCCGAGATAGACCACGTTCCGCCGCTCGCGTTACACGCGCACCGGCCCGGCACGGGTTGTTGCCGGAGCGTGCCGGCGTGCTCGAGTTGCCAACGCAACCAAGCCGCGGCCCTCGGGTTCATGGGCCACTGGACAGAGGCGCCGGCGCCGCTCGTGCTCGAGCCGGAGCTAGACCCGTCGCCGCCGGCCGACGACGCCGCGTGGGACCGCGCGCCGTGGCTCGAGCCGTGGCGGACCGTGCCGGACGGCGCGCGGTGGCCGCGCTTTATGACCCTCCCGCATCCCGCCGCGATCGGCTCGTTTGGCGCCGATGCCGTCCGTTGGCTCGAGGACGAGGCGGACCTCCGGCTTCGTTGGTGGCAAGCCTTGGCGCTCGTGCGCCAACTCGAGCACGACGCCGCCGGCGAGCTTGTGTGGCTCGAGGTACTACAAACCACGGCGCGCCAGAGCGGTAAATCCACGTTGCTCCGTAGCTCGAGCACGTGGCGCCTCCACCAAGCCGCCTTGTTTGGCGAACCTCAGACCATCTTGCATACCGGCAAGGACTTGCCAGTGTGCAAGGAAGTGCAATTGCCGGCGATGGCGTGGGCCATCGCGCGCGAGTACCCGGTCCGGCAACAGAACGGTAACGAGCAGATCACCGAACCGCTCACGGGCTCGCGCTGGATCATCCGCGGCAAGGGTTCCGTGTACGGGTACGCCGGCAGCTACGTGCTCGCGGACGAGGCGTGGGGGATGTCGCCGGACGTCGTGGAAGATGGCCTAGAACCAACCATGCTTGAGCGCGCGAGCCCGCAACTCGTGTTGGCGTCCACCGCGCACCGGCGCGCGTCCGTGCTATTCCCTACCCGCCGCCAAGCCGCGCTGGACACGCTGAACGCGCCAAGCTCGAGCTTGCTTGTGGAGTGGTCCGTGCCGCGTGACGTAGACGTCACGGACCGGAACGCGTGGCGGGCCGCGTCGCCGCACTGGTCGCGCAACCGTGAGCGGTTACTCGAGGCGCGCCTCGCGCGGGTCCACGCCGGCGAGACATTGGACCCGGACGAGGACGACCCGCACGAGTCCTTCCTCGCGCAATTCCTGAACGTGTGGCCGATCCGGTCGGGCCCGAACACCGGCGAGCGCTTACTACCGGAAGGTTGGTGGTCGGCGTGCTTGGCGCGCGGCGTCGTGACGTCCGGCCCGGTATGGGTGGCGATAGAAGACAACTACGGACAAGGCGCGGCGGTCGCCGCCGCCGGCCGGCTCGAGGGCGAGCGGTTCGAGCTTGGCGGGTGGACCACGGAATCGTGGGCGCTCGCACTGGACGACGCGCAAGCACTGGTCCGCGCGCGGCCCGGTTCCAAGCTCGTGGTTGGGCCGGCGGTCGCCGCGCGCGTCACGGACCTCCGGCCCCGGCCGGCCCGTATGGGCTCGCTCGAAACCCGCCTCGGGCTCGCACTCTTGCGCGACCTCACCGCCGGCGGGCTCGTGGTCCACGACGCCGACACCGCCGCGCTGGACGAACAAATCGAGGGCGCGCGCGTCCGCCCGGTACCGGGTGGCGGGCTCGCGTTCATTAGCTCGCGCCGCGCCGACGTGCTCCGCGCCGCCGTGTGGGCCCTCCACTGCGCGCAAACCCGGAGCTTGCGTCCGGCCGTGTATTGACCGGCCCCGTTACGCTTTCCACAGGCTATGGAGGAACGTTCCCTACGTCCGCCGGATCAACCGAACACGACGCCGCCGGCGGACGCCGTACCCGGCACCGTGGGCCCGCCGTCCGCGACGCCCGGCGACCCGTTCGGATTCGAGGTAGCGACACCGCCGCCGGGTCCGCCGCCCGTGCCGGTATCCCGGCCGGCCGCGTGGTCCGGGTGGCCGGCCGAATGGAATACGCCGGCGTGGGATACGCAGTACCAAACCCTGGCGGACACGGCGTGGGCGTGCTTGGACCTCAATAGCTCCGTGCTCGCGACGATGCCTCCGTATCTCACCGGCGCGGCCACGAGCTTGCCGGCCGATTGGCTGAACAACCCGGACCCCGACTTGTACGCGTCGTGGGAGGACTTCGCCAAAGCCTTGTTCTGGGAATACCAGCTCGGCGAGGTATTCCTTGTGGCGACGGCGTACTACGCCAACGGATACCCGGCCCGGTTCCACGTGCTCGAGCAATGGGCCGTGAATGCCGAAATGGACGGTGCGCGCCGGCGCTACACGGTCGGCGGTCGCGACGTCACCGCGGACACGTTGCATATCCGCTACCGCTCGCGCACCGGCAACGCGCGCGGCGAGGGCCCGTTAGACGCTGGCGCGTCGCGTGTCATCGCGGCGGAAGTGCTCACCCGGTACGCCACGAACCTTGTTAGCTCCGGCGGTATCCCGCCCGGCACGCTCGAGCACCCGGACGAGTTGAGCGCCGACCAAGCCGCGGACCTCCAAAACCAATGGCTCACCGCGCGCCTCTCAAGCCTTGGTCTACCCGCGGTGCTATCGGGCGGCGTCAAGTTCAACACCGCCGCGTACTCGCCTACGGAGCTGGCGTTGCTCGAGCTGGCGCAATGGAACGAATCGCGTATCGCCGTGCTCCTTGGCGTTCCGCCGTTCCTTGTCGGGTTGCCGTCCGGCGGCGATTCCATGACGTACTCAAGCGTTGTCTCACTGTTCGACTACCACTGGCGCGCCGGGCTCCGGCCCAAAGCCGCGGCTGTGTGCGCGGCGGTCGCCGGATGGGCGCTCCCGCGCGGTACCGGATTCGAGGTAAACCGCGACGAGTACGTGCGCCCGGACCCGTTCACGCGCGCGCAAACGTGGAACCTCGCGCTCACCGGCGGGTGGATGACAACCGACGAGGTACGCAACGCGGAGCGGTTGGCGAAAGGCGTTCCGCTCGAGGCGGCGCCGCTCGTGGCGCCGCAACCCGTGGGAGTGTTGCAATGAGCCGCAAAGCGCCGATTGAGTTTCGTGCCGCGGTGACGCCGCGCACCGTGGACCACGAGCGCCGCACCATTGAGCTAATCGTGGTGCCGTGGGATGAGTGGGCGACCGTCGAGTACCAAGGCCGACTGATCGAGGAATCATTTGCGCCCGGCTCGTTTGGTGCCGTGGACGTCCGCAACGCGCGCGAGCGAATCCTTGTGAACATGGACCACGACCGCGCGCAGTGGATCGGCCGCGTGGAGAACGTCTACCCGGACGACGCCGAGGGTTTGCGCGCGGAGCTAAAGATTCGCCGGACCCCGGAAGGTACCCAAGCCTTGTGGGATGCCGCGGACGGCATGGTCGGCGCCTCGGCCGGGTTCGGCGTACTGCCGGAGAATACGGATTGGCTCGAAAACCGTTCCCGCCGGCGTATCCGGGCCGCATTCCTTGACCACGTGGCGCTCACCCCAACGCCGGCGTACGTCGGCGCCGCGGTAATCGACGTCCGCAACGCGCCGGGCTCGAGCACGAGCGCGACGCCGAACCTTGACGCGATCATGGCGGAACGGGCCGCGGCGGCGTACGATCCGCGTGTCTGAGCGGTAGGCGTCACCCCGTACGGACCCGCCAGAGTGTGGGGACGGGTAGCGGACCCGGCCGAGACACCAACGGTTGTCTCACGAGGGAGGGCGCGAGCCCATGTCCGCGACCGACGCAATGATCGCGACGCTTTCGAGCGAGATCGAGGAACGCCGCGCGTTCCAGGACCAATTGGTGGAGGGCGCCCAAGCCGCCGGCCGCGACCTCACCGCGCAGGAAATGGAGTTGTACCAGCGCGCCGGCGACCGTATCCGCTCGTGTGCCGAACAGCTCGAGCCGCTGGCCGAGGGCGTCCGCATCGCGACGCAATCCGCGAACCGTTCGCGTGAGCTGGCCGACGCATACCGCGAGGCGCGCGCCGGCTCGAGTGGGAACTCGCCGGCACCCGTCGAATACCGGAGCGCCGGCGCCTACGTCATCGACCGTTGGGCCGCGGGTTCCGGCGACGAGAGTGCGAAACGCCGCGTGGAAATGTACGAGCGCGCCGCCGCGCACCAAACCACGGCGGACAACCTCGGCGTGGTGCCGGACCCCATCGTCGGCACCGTGCTGAACCTCATTGATGGGTCGCGGCCCATCGTCACCGCGTTGGGCGTGCGCGCGATCCCGTCCGGACGGTTCAACCGGCCCAAGGTGACCCAGCAAGCGGACACCGGACTCCAAGCGGGCGAGAAAACGGAGCTGGCGTCCCGCAAGATGACGATTACGAACCTTCCGGTGGCGATGGACACCTACGGCGGGTACGTGAACGTGTCCCGCCAGAACATCGACTGGTCCATGCCTCAAATCATGGACATTGTGATCGAGTCTCTGGCGAACGAGTACGCGCGCGACACCGAGGGCGCGACGGGTACGGCGTTGGGCGCCGCGGCGACCGCGGGTCCGACGTTGCCGACCGGCGCGAACACCGCGGACCAAGTGCTCGCCGCGATTTGGGGCGCGGCCGCGGACGCGTACACGGCGACCGGCGGCGTGGGCGGGCTCGTGCTCGCGATCCCGCCGGGGATGCTGTCGCTTGTCGGCCCGTTGTTCCCGCCGTACAACCCAAGCAACGCGGGCGGTATCGGGTTCACGGCCGGCGGGTTCTCACAAGGCGCAGTCGGCACAATTTCCGGTATCGGCGTGGTGATGAGTGACGCGGTGGCCGTCAACACCATGTTGTTGATCAACACGGCGTGCGCGGAGTGTTACGAGCAGCGGGTTGGCTCCCTCCAAGTGGTGGAACCGTCCGTGTTGGGTGTCCAAGTGGCGTACGCGGGCTACTTCCATCCGCTCGTGCTCGAGGCGGGCGGCGTAATCAAGATCGTGAAGACGCCGTGACCGCGCGCGACGAAACCGTGACGCCGGACGAGGAAGGGGAGCGGTACGACGCGCCGAACCAACAAGTGGTCCGCGAGGACGGGTCCGGCCCGGCGGACGAGGGCTCCGGCGGTCCGCCGGCGGAACCGGAACCCGTGCCGGAGGCACCGGAACCGCCGGCGGAACCGGAGCCGGACACGGAGTGATTGAGCTTGGAACCGTACGCAACGCCGGACGAATTGGCATCGGCGCTCCGGATCAAGGTCACGCCGGACAACGCCGCCCAGCTCGCGTCGTGCATTGCCGCGGCATCCGAGGAAATCGACCACTACTGCGACCGTGTGAGCACCGCGCCGTTACCGGACCCCGCGCCGGAGCTTGTCCACCAAGTGTGTTTGGCGCGCGCCGTCGAATGGTGGAAATCAACCGATGCGGCATTCGGCGCGCTCGGGTTCGACAACACCGGCGTACTCACCGCGCCCACGGACACGTTCGCAAGGCACGGGCGGAGCCTCATTCCGTACAAAGCCCAATTCGGCGTCGGGTAACCCGTGGGCGCGCTCGCTGATTTGCGCGCCGCGGTGGCGGCGTCCCTTGGCGACGTCGCGGAGGTTGCGTCGGGCGCGTGGGCGGTGCACCCGTCCGTGGTGGACGCGGTGACGCCGCCGGCGTTCATGCTCGTGTGGGCGGACCCGTGGTTGCTCGCCGGCTCCGCGTGTACCTACGACGCGCGCCTAACCGTCGTGTGCGTGAGCGCGCGCCTCGAGCCGGACCCTGGCGTCGAAACCCTCGAGCTAATGGTGACCGCCGTGCTCGAGGCGGTACCGCTCCCGGCCGTAGAAGTGCTCCCGCCGGCGCCGTTCGATATTGGCGGCGTCCACTACCAAGCCGCGCGCGTCACCGTGCGGCAATTCGTCACCGTAGAAAGGGTGGTCCCGTAATGGCCGACACCGTATTGAGCGCGGCGCCGTTCATTCTCGTGAAGCCCAAGCTCACGCTTGGCGCCACGGGCTCGCAAGTGGAGTACGAGTGCTCCGCGAACAATGTGGACGTGGCCGTCGATCAGGACGAGAACACCGTGGAAACGTTCTGCGGCACGTTCACGAGCTACAAGCCGGAGGTGTGGACGATCACGGTTACCGTGCTGATGAGCTACGGCACGGCCGGGTTCTGGAACACGGTGCGTCCGCTCGTGGGCACCGTCGTGCCGTTCACCGTGTTGCCGGACGCCACCGCCGCGCCGGGCCCGGACAATCCGCAGATGACCGGCAACGCGCTCGTGAAAGCGTTTCCGTTTGTCTCGGGCGCGGTGGGCGAGGCGTCGGAAGTGGACTTCGTGCTCGCCGTGCAAGGCGCGCCGACGTGGGTGGAAACCCTCACGATGGCAACCAACACGAGCGACACCGCGACCGCGACGGACACCGCCAAGGCGGCGTAAGTGGCCGCGTCCGTCGAATTGGACACGGCGCGTTTCGTGGCCGATATGCGCCGGTTCGGCGCCGGCATGGAACGCGTCGCGAACACGGAACCGGCGCGCGCGGCCGCGAACACGGCCGGCAAGCTCCGCCAACGGTTGCCGCGCCGTACCGGCCGGCTCGCCGGTTCCGTGCACACGACGGACGAAACCGGCGGTGCCGGCGTCAGCTACGGCGCCGGCGTCCCGTACGCGCGCTATATCGACCGCCGCACCGGCGCCGTCGACGCGGCAACCGCCGGCGCCGGGCCCGCGTTCGCGTTGGCGTGCGCGGTGGCGACGGCGCGGGAGGTAGGGAACGTATGAGCGAAACCAACGGCAAACGCCGAGTGAACCTCGCGGACCTCACCCTCGGAGATATGGCGGCAATCGAGGACGAGCTAGGTATCGACCTCGCGGAAGTGTCCAAGTTCCGGGCCACCGCCGCCATGATTTGGGCGCACGAGTGGCGGACCAACAAGGCGTACACGCTCGAGGACGCGCTCGCACTGAAACCCGGCGAGCTGGAACTCGTGGACGAACAGGGAAACGTGGTCGGCGGCGACAGTGGCGACTCGCCGCCGTCGTCGCCAGAGCGTGGACCCTAGACCCGGCGCGCGTCATGGACTACCCGTTGGGTTTGCTCGAGGCAATGCGCCAAACACTCGAGGACGAGGCGCGCGCGCAACGCCGGGCGGAAGCTCGAGCACGCGCGCGCGGCCGGCACTAGGCGCGCGCGGTGGCCGGTACCGATATCGTCGTCCGGTTCCTCGCGGACACTAAGGACTTAACCTCCGCGACCGCTGAGGTACAAAGCACCGGCGACCGCCTTAAGACTTGGGCGAAGGGCGTGGGCGTCGCGATCGGCGCCGCGTTCGCGGTGCAACAGCTCAAGGAAGCTACCGACGCCGCCGCCGAATTTGCCGACGTCGTGGGCGCCGCCGGCGTCATCTTCGGCAACCAAGCCGACGAAATCCAAGCGTGGGCGAACAAGAACGCCAACTCTTTTCTGATGTCCAAGGGCCAAGCGATCGACGCGGCGAACACGTTCGCGACGTTCGGCAAAGCCGCCGGCAAAACCGGCACGGACCTGACCAAGTTCTCTACGTCAATGGTCGGGCTCGCCGGCGACCTCTCAAGCTTCCGAGGCGGCACCGTCGAGGACGCCATTACCGCGATCGGCGCCGCGTTGCGCGGTGAGAACGAGCCCATCCGCCAATATGGCGTGCTCCTTGACGACGCGACGCTCCGGGCGCGCGCGTTCGCAATGGGGATCAGCGACGGAACGTCCGTGCTCACGCCGGCGCAAAAAACGCTCGCGGCGCAGGCCGAAATCCTCGCGCAAACCGCCGACGCGCAAGGCGACGCGGCGCGCACCGCCGATAGCGCGGCGAACCAACAACGCAAGATGGCGGCGAGCGTGGCCGACGCCAAGGTGGCGCTTGGCACCGCGCTACTGCCGGTGCTGCGCGCCATTCTGCCGATCATTACCAAGCTCGCCACGTTGTTTGAGAAATACTCGAAAGTGCTCGTCCCTCTCGCCGGAATCATCTTCGCGGTAGTCGCCGCGCAGTGGGC